TGCAGGTCTCCTGCGACGGTACGGCGACCGGCATGGTTCGCAACGACACGACGGCCTCGGCAGGTGGCTCCACGACGCAGGTCCAGTACAACAACGCGGGCGTGCTGGCGGGCAGCGCCAACATGACTTTCAACGGGACGATACTCACGGCGCACACGCTCGATGCGTCTACGGGTGGCGTGGTCTTCCCTGACAACACAACGCAAACGACGGCCGCTGCGCCAGCGGGATCCGACACGCAAGTCCAGTTCAACGACGGTGGCGCGTTCGGCGGCGACGCGGGCATGGTCTTCAACAAGTCCACGAACGCCCTCACGCTGACGGGCCCGCTGACGGCTGTCGGCGGGACGCTCAGCAGCACGCTCACCATGTCCGCCGCCGCGATCAACGGCGCCATCCGTGTAGACGTGGCGTCGGCCACGACCTGCGCCATCGGCGCGGCGGCGTCCAATTACGTCCGCATCACGGGCACGACGACGATCACGGGGCTGGGTACGGTCGCCTCGGGCATCTATCGAGACGTGGTCTTCGCTGGGGCCTTGACGCTCACGTACAACGCGACGTCGCTCATCCTGCCGACGGGTGCCAACATCACCACGGCGGCGGGTGACACGGCGGGCTTCGTCTCGGAAGGCTCCGGCAACTGGCGCTGCCTCTGGTACTCGCGTGCAAGCGGCACGGCGCTTTCAGAGAGCACCACATACGCCGAGTACACCACGTATGCCACGCTCACCACGACCATCCCGAGTGATGATACGATACCGCAAGTCACGGAGGGCTCGCAGATACTGTCAGTCGCGATCACGCCCAAAAGTGCGACCAGCAAGGTGCGTGTGCTGGTACAGGCACCCATCGGGCTGGGCAGCGGCGGCAGTCCCGACACGGCTTGTATGGCGCTCTTCCGCAACGGAAGCGCCAACGCCATTGCCTCGATGTTTCTGCGTCTGGTCGACGGTTCGTCGACCTATCCCGCCGTTATCTTGTTTGAGGACACGCCCGGGGCGGCCACAGCGCAGACCTACACCGTTCGCGTCGGGGCAAATACGGCCAACGTCAACGTCAACGGCGTGGCCTCTGGGCGTCTCGGCGGGGGAAGCAGCCGAGCCAGCATCACGCTGACGGAACTCTCCTAGCTCAGAAAAACATCGTCGAGATATGCGTAGAGGGGAATTCACTCGTGCTGAATAACCCAGATAAACTTGACGGGGATCCCTTGAAGGCAACTGTCGAGATGTTCAACACCCCGGCCTTTCAAGCCCTCTTCCGCATCACCGCGACGATCCTGCTGCTGTTCATCAGCGTCGTGACGTACATCGCCGTCCAGACGCTGGGGAACATCAAGGAACTCACCAACTCGATCAACACCCTCAACCTCAAGATCACAGAGGTCATCGGGGAGGGGCGCGTGACGTCCGCCACCATCCTCAATCACGACAAGCGGATCACGGGCCTAGAGCAGTGGCGCGTTACCCTGCCGCCGGTCAGGCGGGAGGCACCCTGACGTGCCACTTGGATGGGTTGCGGATGTACTGCCTCGTCCACCCTCTATACTTGTACTCGTCGATGCGGGCGCCCTTCGAGACGGGCATCGAGACGACGAGGCCGCCGGGCATGTGGAAGCGGACGAGGTGGTGGTTCTGACCGTCGGCCCACTCGACCCTAAGAGCGCCCTCGTTGAGGGCCGTTTGTTCAATCGCCCGTCGGCTCTTCGAGTTCATCTGTTGTTATCCTATACCATAAATCACAAGCGAGAAGCCTGACACGCTCGTGCGGGCTCTGCAAGAGCCTCGTGATCAGGACCGTGGCGTTGGCCGTCCAGAGGCGGCCCTGCTGTACGTGCCGGCACAGCGCCCAGTACAGGGCGCTGTGCTGTTCCAGTTCACTCATCGACCTTCTCCTCCGGTAGATGCGCCCACTTCACGCGCCTGCGGATACGGTTCACCTGTCCCTGTGACAGCCCGTAGTCGAAGGCGATCTGCTTTTCGCCGCGAGTGTCGCGGCGGATCGCATACACGTCCTCCTCGGTGATCTTCGCCGAGGGGTTCTCCTCACCCTTCCTCGCCGGCATCGGTCGCAAACTCCCCGGCGAAGGACAGGTAGTTGATCGCGTCGATGTAGCTGTCGACGTGATCCGGCGACTGCGCGATCCGCGAGAGCTTCACGGCGAGCAGGATCATGGCGATGTCGTGCGCGAGCAGCGACTTGCCCGTGATTTCGTTGGCGATGCGCGCAATGCGCTCGTGGTTCGCCTTCACGGAGCCGTAGACGGCGCCGCGCGGCGCCAAGAGCGTCATCGCCTCGGTGATGATGTCAGTGTGCTTCATGACTTCCCCTCATAGTATTCGGCGATCTTGCCGATGTGCTCCCAGTTGACGACCAAAGGCCCGCGGCTGGCCCACGTACGCGTGTTGTTGTCGGCGCGCTCGTAGACGAGATGATCGCCAAGCAAATAGCCCTGCCCGATCAGGTACGACACATCGTTCAAGGTCTTCATGTCGGGCACGTCCAGAATGACCTGATGCGTCCCGTCGTTCTTGCCCGAGGGCATGTTCATGTGGATCAACAATTTCACGACGCGTCCTCCGGGGGAATGTAGGCGGAGAAACCCGCCCTGAGTTCAGTCTGCTTTATCGGCACTTTCCATCCTTTCCGTTCATTGTTGCTGATCCTCTCGCCGAACATCTTGCGCAATACGCTGCCGACGGCGCGCGATGTCCCGTAATTGTCAGGCAGCCCGTAGTACCGCCCGATGTCGCTCGCCGTGGCGAAGGTCCAGTCTTTCGCCGCGACATGCTTCTTGCGCGCGTACAGCTCCTGCAGGCGACCCTCGGCAGGGCTCTCGACGCGGTGTTCCTCGACGATGGCGGTGTGGAGCTGCAGCTCTTCGCGCGTCAGGTTCCAGCCCTCGCCCTGCCGGAAGAGGTGGAGCATCTGGGCCCAGTACTGCTGCATGTCGATGTCGTGGAAGGCGTTGCAGCGCGTGACCTCGACGGGCCAGAAGCGGCGCGCGCCCGTCGGGTCGTTGAGGAACTGTCCGTCGTTCACGCTGGCCCAGAACGAGGTCACGCGGGGGCGCGTGGTGATGAGCCGGTCGTAGGGGAGGCGGATCTTGTCGACGGGGCGTGAGAGGAAGCTCTTCAGGTGCCCCGCCTCGATGCGGCTGATGATCGCCTCCAGCTCGGCCATCTCGACGAGCGGAGAGCTTGTCAGCCTGCGCTCGTCGTCCTTGCTGCTGGCGTGCCCAAGGTTGGCGCTCTGCTCCAGCAGGCGCCACGCCGCCGGCAGCAGCGAGCCGATCCACGATGACTTGCCGCAGCCTTGCGGGCCGACGAAGACAACCACGTGGGGGACGCTGACGGGCGTCTCCCGCTCCCAGTTCGTCCACGCCACGATGGCTTGGATGGACGCGCGGAGGAGGACGATGTCGCGCCACTGCGGGTTCTTCGCCTCGATGGTGTCGGCCAGCGCGCGGAAGCGGTCGACGCCGTCCCATGGCTTCGAGGTGATCCAGTCGAACACGGGGTGGTACCCGTTGTTCGACGCGAGCGTGTACAGCAGCTCGTCGAGCGTGGCGCGCAGCGAGATGCCTGCGCGGTTGGCGAGCGAGATCAGGAATTCACGGGTCATCAGGGCGCGCTCCGAGGGGTTTTCAATCGTGTCAAAAGCTTCGTCCGCGTGGGACAGCTCGACTTCTCCGGTCATGTGATTTCTTAGAACGGAGAAGCCGCATTCCGCGACGACATGCTGCACGTTTTCGATAGTCGCCTTTTGTATGTCTTTCGGCAGCCCGGCCCTTGCCGTCACTTCGAGCGACGGCAGCTGCTCTTTCTTCGCTCGCCCGGCGTACGTCAGCACGAGCCCAGTAAGGATATCCCCCGCAGCGGCCCCCCTCGGCGGGGGCTTTAAAGGGCCCGGCAGCGCAAAGGCACCCCGCGGTATCGTCGCCAGCTTCTGGCCGATGGTGGTGAGCTGCGTGACGGCCTCAGCCTCGAAGTCAGGTGCCCCGTTCGCCTCGCACCAGAGCAGGAAGTCGCCCTGCGTCCGGTGCTGGCAGGAGCCGTGGAAGCAGTGGTAGGCGCCCGTCGTGCCGTTCCCGATCTGCCACTTCGCGTCACGCCGGCCGTCGCTGTGCTCGTCGGCCCACGGGCACTCGATGAACATCCAGCCGTCGGAGTTCGGCTCCGAGAGGGCCATGCCCTTCTCGGTGATCCACTTCAGGATGATGTCGCCGCCGGTGTCGCCGCTCCACGCACGCTTCGTCGAGCGCAGGCTCGTCGGCTCGCGCGGCGTCAGGCCGAACTCCTCGCACAGCTCCTTGAACGTCCACGTCGGCTGGTCCCAGCCCTCCTCGACGATGCGGGCGACGAAGGGCGGGTCGCTCTTGAAGTTCAGCGAGCCGGGGAGCCGCACGAGGCGGTGAACGTCACGGGCGCCGGGGTCGCTGTACTCGGCCTCGATCAGGGCCTCGATCAGGACCTGCGCCTCTTCCACCGTCCCGTCGAAGAGCAGGCCGTACTGGAAATTGCCCGCCGACGTCTCCATCACGTAGTGGGGGCCAGCCTTGCCCTTGAACCTCGCGGGGTCGATCTTGGTCCCGATGTCGTCGAGGACGATGACCCGGCAGCGGGCCATGTTCGGCATCAGCCGGCGCAGCGGCTCGCCGGCGGTCGGCTTCTTCAGGGTCGAGATGCAGTAGTAGCTGGCGGCGTCGGGGCGCAGCTTGGTGCGCCCCTTCTTGTAGGGTGTCGTCAGCCAGCCCCGGTTATCCTTGCCGCGCTGGACGATGCCGACGATCTCGTCGTCGGGCACGTCACCGAAGACGTGCTCTATGAATGTATCCAATTCCATATCGACCTCTACTTGTCGTAACTGTAGCCGTGCTCCGGGTCGGCGGCAAGCGGCAAGTCGGGCCATGCGTTCGACAGCATGGCCTCCTGCAACGCTGCCTTGGCATCGTCGACTTCATCCTCCGCGACCTCGACGAGCACCTCGTCGTGCGTGTGCATGACGACGGGCCAGCCGGCCTCGTCGAGGCGGCGCACGGCCGCGCGCAGCAGCGAGGCGCAGAACGCTTGGGTTGCATTCTCGGCCAGCAGGCCCCCGTAGAGGGTTACACGGGGCCACGCCGTCTCGCCCTTCTTGGGGTGCATCGAGGCCTTCAGGGACGACACGCGGGCCTGCGGGCCGTACTTGCCGTCGACCTCCACCACCTCGACTTCCGGGTACGCGATCAGCCTGCCGCACGGCAGCAGCGCGTAGAGCATGTCGCCGTGCATCAGGTACTTGATGCGGCCCGCCGTCTCGATGATGCCCGGGTTGCGCGCGGCGCGGACGGCGGCACCCTCCAGATCGCGCCAGAAGGTTTTCGCCCACGGGTTCGCCAGACGCCACGCGACCTTGATCTCGTCGGCCAAGTCGTCGCCAATCTTGAGGCCGTAGGCGCGCGCCATCTTGCGGAAGGCATTCTTGCCACCCTGATACCCGAGCGCCAGCACGGCGATCTTGCCCATCTGGCGCTGGGCCTTGTCGACCTTGTCGAAGGGCACACCGTAGATGCCCATCGCCGCGTGCTTGTAGACGTCTTCGTTCTTGCGGAAGATGTCGAGCAGCGGCTCCGCGGCCGGCGACGCCGAGAGCCACGGCAGGGCGCGCGCCTCGACGGCCGAATAGTCGGCCCACGCCAGCACGTTGCCGTTCTCCGCGACGATGGTCGGCCGCAGCATGCGCGCCAGCGTCGTCAGCATGTTCTGCCCGGAGAGCTTGGTGACCTCGGCAGCCGAGGCCCCGTCGAGGACGGCCTCGATCACGTCGCCGGCGTTGTCGAGCTTGTCGCGCACCAGATTATGCGGCTGGAAGCCCATGGCGCTGAAGCGCCCCGTCTGGCCCGCGCCGTTGAACAGGTACGCCCCACGCAGGCGGCCGTCGGTGTCGGTGCGGTTCTCGATGGCGGCGTACTTGGCCGTGCTCGCACGCCCGGCGTCGTCGATCAGCTCCAGCACCTCGCGCACTTCCTCGCTGATCTGCAGGTCGCTCTCGAAGATGGCGGTGCGCGCCGACCTGTCGAGCGAGAACTTGCCCGTCTCCTCGTCGGTAAACTGCTCGGCAATCTCGGGTGCCTTCACGGCGACCCACTGCTTGATGCGGGCGAACTGCTTCGCGCTGGTGATCGCGCCGCCCGTCGCGGCATTTAACTCCTTGGCAATTTCTGCCGCCTCGACCGCGGCGTACTTCTGGGCGGCGCGCGCCAGCTCGGCGTCGATGGGAATGCCGCGGTCGTTCATGCGCTCGCAGACCCAGTAGTCCTGCCACTCCTCGGCAGTCATGTCGCGGATGACCATGCCGATGGTCGCCTCGACGACGACATCCTGCAGGCAGTATTCGAGGACGCGCTCATACTCCTCCTCGGTCCCGGTGCCCTCCGTCGAGAGCTTCTTCATCAGCTTGCCGCCCGCCAGATCCTTCTTCTGCGGGATCGCCAGCGCCTTGGCGCACAGGTCGAGCTTGCCGGGGTAGGCCGAGGCCCTCGCGCGGGCGGCGGTGCAGAACCACTGCTCCTGCGGCACCGCGAGGCCCGCGGCGTGCAGCGTGATCAGGCGCTCGAACTGGGCGTTCCACGCGAACTTCCTGACGCTCTCGTCGGACAGCGCCGCGAGCAGGTCAGCCGGCATCGGCTCGCCCTGCCAAGCGCGCCACGGCTTCACCATCCCGGGCTCGAACGTGTTCTCTTCGTAGATCGCGTAGCCGGCGCACATGATCTTGGCGCTCGGGGCGTAGCGGTAGGCTCCGACCACGGTCAGGTCGAGCGGCGCGCTTGTCTCGTAGTCAAGGCTGCAGATCAATGCCATTCTATTCTCCAAAGAAATGGGGGCGGCCATGGGCCGCCCCCAGTCAGGCTTCAGCGACGACGACGACGAACCGTGCCCTCCTCGGCAGGCTGCGCCGGTGCCTCTACCTTCTTCTCTTCCTTGGCCGGGGCGCCCCCAAGTTCCTGCGCGTCCGGCATCACCCACTTCTTGATGTCGAAGATCGGCGTGTAGATCTTGCCGTACTTCTTGTGCGGGTAGCTGTCGCAGTCGAGGTTCAGGATGGGGACGCACTTGCCCTCAGCGTCGTCCATCGCGGCCGCGATCAGCTGCATCATGTCGGCGAACGCGCGGCGGCCGCCGACCGAGTTGGTCTTGTAAAGGACGTGCGTCCCCTTATCCTCGCCGTTGAGGCAGACCATCTCGAACGAGCAGCACGGCGTCCACTCGGCTCCGACATCCTGCAGGTTGCCCCGCTGCACCGGCACCTCGCCGACGCGGGCCATCTGCTCGCCGAGGACGGTGCCCTCCTGCGCGCCGGTGCCCCACGCGATGAAGCCGAGCGACATCGAGAACGGGTTGACGGCCCAGAGGCTGTTCTCCTCGACCTCGGTGTTGTCGGCCCCGTACACCCATTCGCCGTCCTTGCCCATGCGCAGGAACGGGAGGCCGCCCAGCGACGACTTCGCCGCCGAAGACATCGCCTTCAGCGACTGCTTGTAGACGTTGACGTCGGCCGGCGGCAGGCCGCCCTTCGAGAAGAGGCTCAGTTCGTTGCTCATTTACCTGTTTCCTTTCAACAGTGCTGCTGCCTTTGCAAAGGCCGCCACCGGCAGGACAGCGTCTGCGGTGTCGGTGTCACGAGCGAGCGACGGCGCGCTCGTGGTCTTCACGACGAGATCGTCGGGAAGCTCGCCCAGCGCCTTCTTGGCGGCTGCCGGGGTGATGGGTTGAATGGCCTTCTCGCCCTTGAGGCCGAGGCCGCGCAGCGCGGCAATCGTGTCCTTCGCGGCCTGCGCCCACGCGAGGCGCGTCGATCCTGCCTTGAGCCGCCAGAACGGTACGCTGCGGCCGTTCGCCAGTTCGTGCTTCACGCGGTCCTGCACGTGCTCGATCAGCTTCTCGACTTCCTTCGCATTGACCAGAAGCTCGCCCAGCTCGGCGAGCGACCAGTCGGGGTGGAGCTTCACGTCGATCAGGTCCGCGAACATCTGGCGCTGCGCGGGGCAGATCGCCTTGGCGCGACACCACTTGCACCAGTCGCCCATCCGCACGTCGGCGGAGGGCATCTGGCTGGCGGAGTGTGCAAGCCGAATCGTGCGCGCGAAGACTTCGATCTCACCCCGCGTCACGACCGTCTTCGTCACGG